CATTAACAATCAATTTTTTAATTCTTTTAATTTTTCTTCAACTGCTTTATCTACAAGTGCCTTAATTTTATCAGCATTATTTTCACAAGGCGTTTTGCGTCTATTATGAGAATCATAGTGAGATTTTTGAGAGAATTCCTTTCCACATCGTTCGCATGAATATTTAACCATTTTCGTTATATATTGTTAATATATTTTATTTTTAAATCAATTTATAAATTAACTTAAATTAACAATTTTTGTTAATTCCTAAATATTAGAAAGTCAGCGTTTTAAATGTTTCAAAGGTGTAAAATCTATATCTACATAATCTTTTTCTAATTCTGGTTCTTTTTTTGGTTCTATATATGTATAATTTTTTATTACACTCCCATCTTTTATTTCTACCCAATAATATTCTTTATGTCTGTGTATATTTTGACATACACTCCAAGCATATATCACATCTAAATCTGACATGTCTCGCCAATGACCTTGACAATATGAATTTGTTATTTTATCACACCAAGCAATTCTGCATTTCGTTACCATTTAAATATAATTATGTATTATATTTAAATTATTATTATTTTGATTTATTAGCAGCTTCTTGTAAGTAAGCTCTCTTTTTTTCATATCGTTTCCTTCTATATTGTTGATATTTCAAATATCGTTTCCCCTTCCTTGATTTATAAAAATCTTCCATATTATTTTGAACTACTCGTCCATCACCAGCATATACATAAGTTAACTCAGACAAATAAATCTTTTTATCTCTTCCATTTTCTTTTACTACTTTAAATCCTGAATTACCTGGTTCATCACATTCTTTTTCATATCTTGGAACTTCCAAATAACTACCGTCTTTAAAATACATTCTTATTACACCAAACTTTGTTTTTGAATATGGATGTTTATAATATTTATGACCGGTTACTTTATCTTCAATTAGCTCCCATTCTTGTAAATTTTTCAGTGCCTTTTTCTTTTTTCTTTCAATGTCTCCATCAAAATTTGTTGGACACATTCTTGGTAAAAATGGGTCCAATGCGGCTACATATTCTTCATCATGATCGACTTTTTCATATGACATTTTATTTTATTAACGATTTCTTTTTATATTATTTTTTTAATCCACTTATTCCCGTTGACCCCAATCCTCCTTCTCCTCTTTCTGTTTTATCTAATTTATCTACTATATATACTTTAAACGGTTTCCTGTCAGGCATTACTATCTGCCAATATCTTTCATTTTCTACTAGTCTATCGTCAAGTGTTCCGTCTGTCTTTCCATATTCAGTATTATAATCCATCGCTGCATGTAGGTCTCCTCTATATGACGAATCTATTATTCCTACATTATTAGCAAGCCTCCATCTTTTTTTCCATATACTTGACCTTACACATAAATCATATGCTCTACATAAATCCTGTGATATCAATTCTAAATCACTTTGATTGAAATTTGTAACTTCATATGCAGCTGCTTTTACTTTTAAATTTATTAATTTTGTAAAGCCATAACGACGTAGAGACCTTGTTGTTTCTATTGTTGTCGGACATATTAAATCAAACCCCGAATCTGCCAAAGAACCTTTATTTTTTATCTCTTGATTATGCTTATCCACAGCTTCTACATAATAATCCATTAGCTTTTCATCTGTTATTTCTAATGCTAATACTCTTGTTGTCATTATAAATATATTTATTATGTTATTTTTAAATTAATTAAATATATCTGTTATATATTTAATTATCATGATATGCACAATTTGTTACTCAGAAATTAAGAATACAATTATGCTACATAAATGCAACCATTCATTTTGTAACGATTGTATTCATACTTGGTTTGATTTTAAAAAATCCTCCGGACAAATTCCTTCTTGCCCTAATTGTAGAAAACATTTTGATAATAGCGATTTTGTTTCCGTTGCTGATAATACTAATCCTAAAAATTTTACTGTTTATCTTAATACAAGAAATAGAACTCATAGTAAAAGATTTCACGAAATTTATGGTCGCGTAAATAACCTTATTAGAGAAGTTAATAAATTAAGTAGAGACCAATGCGATTATAACTTTTATAGACACCAACACGAAACTTTAATTATTAAATTATTAAAATGTTTAGACCATAATTCTTGGTTTTTAAGTAAATATTCTTGGGGAAGAACTACTCAAAATGAAGCTATGAGAAAAGGATTTATTTCTGTTTTGAAAGATAAGCTTAATTTATGGAGAGAAAGTGGTTTTGTTTTCGCAAATATTTTTATTTTTAAATTTAGAAAACATTTTAAAGAATTATATTAAAAAATTATAGCGTTGCTTCACTTTCTCTACCTCCATTTTTGCCTTCATAACTATAGAATCGTATTTCCTTCTTTCTTCTTTTATTATCAGAAGTTCAGCTATTTTTTCTTTTATAAATTCCATATCCAAATTTTGAAATAACTCCGGTTTTTTATTTAATGCTTCCCTTACCGCATCAACACTATAATCCTGTCTCAATAGTAAATCTTTTAATATTTCCGTTATTTCCTTCTCCTCAGATATTCGTTTATTAACTATATCTTTATCTTGTTTCGGACCTTCAATTATTTCTTTTATATTATATCTTTCGGATTTTATCATTTCTCCTTTTAATTTCTCCGATGCTTCTTTCATTATTCTATCTCTTTGTTTTCTATCTCCTTCTGTTATTACATTGTTTTTTTTTAAATTTTTTTTCATTTTCTCATACTTTGATAATCCCGACATTATAATATTTATAAATATATTAATAATTTATTTATAAACTAATTACACTACTTCTTGCCATTCTTCTTCCCATATTATTTCTATATCATCATCCTTAAATTCTTCTACCTGAACTCTATTATATCTTTTTGGTATCATTTTCTCTAAGTTTGTATCGTTCATTGTTGATAAACAATCGTCTGTTACACTTTTTATATTTTCTATACTCTTTTCTATAATTTTCTCACACATATTACCTACATTCTCTAAAATAAATATTAAGCTATTACACACTATCATTAATATAATTAAATATAATTATTTATCATCCCATCCCTTATATTGTATATTTGTGTTTATTTTCAAATTTATATTTCGCCTTTCACTTAATTTACTTTCTAATTTCATTTCTTTTATTCTTTTTGATAATGGCGACTTTAATGGTTTAATTATCTTATCTTTTATTTTTTTCAAATATATTATTGCTTTTATTCCCGACCCGAATGCTTTCTTATTATCTTTCATAATAAATAATAAGAAAATATAATTAACGCCATACTTTTCTATCATAACTTAATATCGGTTCTCCCCCTTTTTCCCATACTACTACTAAACTCATACCAAACCATTTAAATACTTTACACATATGAAGTTTCGTTATATAATACCCTTGACTTTCCATATATTCCATCCTTTTTGCGGTCAAATTATTTATTCCCAACAAATATGATATTATCATTGGCTTTAAAGACACACTCTTTTCCAATACTTTGTCTATCATGCTATAAGGTGGATTACTCGCTATTACATCTACTTCTTCATTAAAATCAAAAAAATCTTTATTTTCAAGTATTTCACTCCATTTTTTATTTTCATTCGCACAAGGATATTGATTATAATACGAACCACTGTTTTTAAACGGGTCATACCATACTAAATTTCTATATGCTTCATCTATCATATCAATATGAGTCTTTGATAATTCTTCCGGTGTTATAAATACATCCTTCGGTTTATCTCTATGTTTTATTTTATGACCGACATTACTTTTCATCCTATTATATTATATTAATTATTCTTTTTATATAATTTAATTAATTATTTTATCCTTTTCTCATATATTCAAATAAAAAAAAGCTCTCTCCTCTCTTCCTTTTTTATTTTTATTTTTTTTATTTTTATTTTAAGGTGTTTAATGGTATGAGCCAAATTTTTTGATTGGACCTGTTTTTTTATCGCCTTTCCTAGGAATGTAGCCGTAGTCTCTTAGTATTACTTCTGGCATTTTTGTTAAATCTACTACAAAATTTGGAGTATCTTTATTAAATGCTATTGCTGGTAATACTATTCCCATAGTCTTCAATTTTGCTTGATAGGCTGGTGTATGCTGATCTACTTTACCTGTTTTTATTAACCGCATCATCATCTTCCCATTTACCTTGTAGTCTTCTCTGGTTCTTGGTATAAAATGATTATAGGCGCGTTGATGGCAGTATTGGTATAGTTTCTTGCCGCTAGGCCATTCAAATCCACCCATATTGTAGCACATTGCTAGTAAATTACTTTCGTGGTAGGTTAGACCTAGGAATTCTACTGGTTGATAAGTAGTCACTTTCGTAATCTTTGTATAGTTAAATGCTTCTACGGGACTTACGTATAGGGATAGCGATGGCGAATGTGCTATTTCATGTGGCGTTGATTCTTGCCATAGTATTAGGTGAGGCTCTTTAGAGCAGTCTATATTTACCATTGACCTACGACCTTCGTAGTGTTGATTCATAAATAACGGATCTATTTTCGTGAATTCTGAACCATAATTTTCATGATATGCTTTTAAGGGTCTCATATCTGCTTTATCCATATTCCAGAATACGAACCTTCTATACCCTGTTAGTCCTATCAACGATGCTATTTCACCCGGAACTAGCTCTATCTTACCATTAACTTCGCGAAATAATTCATGTGCTTCTATGTGTAGCGTTGATGCTTCGTTTTTGAATTTACGACAAACCCTTAAACGATTTGGCAAATACCTTAAATCTTTACCATATAATTCTTCCATCGTCTTCCTTAATACTTCATTTGTCTGTATTAAGGTATGTAATGGTGTATTATACTGGTGTAGCATTCCTTGTGCGTCATCACCTGCTTTTCTTTTCGCGTATTTAGCAGGATTCAATTTCTCTAGCATACTAGGTTCTGCTACTTGATGCTCTTCTGTAAATATTGAATTCGCTGTATTATAAAATTTCGTTTCATTTAAGGCTTTCAACATTTCTTCCCTCTTTACCAGCAATGGTATTACCGCTACTCCGTAGCAATTCAATACCTGCCTTGCGTGCTCTGGTTTTGTAACGGTCACTATTTTTGCTGGTAATTCTTTTGGCTCAAATCTCGCCTTATTTGCCTTGTAATAATCCGCGTCCATCCTACTTAGTAGTGGATTAGTTTGTTTTAGTTGCTGCGTCGCTGCTGTAGCGAGCAGATTTAAATTTTCTTGGCTTTTTGATAGAGATGTCATAGTTCTGTGTTAAAACTATACACGCTCTTTAAAAAAATCAATTTTTTAACTTTCTCTTTCATGTTCAAATGTAAATTCCATTAATTGATTTTTTAAACCACATTCAATTCAATTAAACAATATATCACTATGTATCTCATAGCACTTGCTTGTATCTGTATTAAAATATACTATGATGGTGTATTCCCATCTCCATTCCAAGCTTGGACTTGGTATTTACGCGACCAAAAATTTATTCATAGACGATGACTTTCATGTTCAATCTAAATTACATTAATTGATTTCAAAAAGCCATCTTGAATAGTTTTTATCCAAGTTTCCAAGCTTCATATTAAATATGAATTACCATTCCATTAATACCGTTACAAAAATTTTAACCCAACAAAATCTTCCCGAATCTATCATTTATAAAATTATCCGTTTGTTCTACCACGAAGAACATCAACATCAGCTTGAACGATGCTTCGATGGTATAATTGACAAGGCGTTTAGCTGTGAAGACGTATGCCACGCCGACATTGAAAGAGCCGTTATGTGGTATTATCAGTGCAACTGCTGCGAACGACATAGTTATAATAAAGCCGTCGTTCGCGACAATGACCTCATGATAGTCACCAAACCTTCCGTCTTTAAGGGTTGGAGATACGACACCGACCAGCACCAATGCAGGTGCCGTTGCCGTCAGAAAGGCAGAATGTTAGCAAGAGAATTTCTTAAAAGAAAAAATCCTGACAGACCTTACCTTATGATGCCCAATGTGAATGGAACACACCGACCCGTCAGTTTGGGTATTCGTTCTACACTTGAAGTACAACAATACGACAACGGCGGACCTGACCCTGACGACCCCGAATACTACGATTATATGGTAGAACATTTCCCTCACATCGTCAATCATTAAACAAATATTTAACTATCAAGATTTATATCATATAACTCATCCATTCCCCCCCTTCCCCTTCTAACCGCATATAAAAATTCACAATTACTACATAAACTTTCATTACTATGTGTTATACCATATTTTATCATTTTACTTGTTCTACACCAATCACATTGACCCAATTCACTTACTTCATCCTCCGAACATTCTTCTACATCCAACAACACCTTTTTCTCATCAAACGAATCATCTTTAGAACCACAAATACCCATTTATATTTACTATTATTTTTTATTCCTATATTTTATATGATTGGTAATTATCTTGATTTTTTAACAAATTTTAATGTCATTGGTCTAGCTATAGGTTTTATTATTGGCGCAAATCTTAAAGATATTGCCAATGCCGTTATAACAGACCTTATTATGCCTTTTATCAACCCTCTTCTAGAAAAAATTTCCGGTGGCGAAGGTTTCGTTTATGAAATGCCCGGTGGCATTAAATTCAATTTAGATAAACTTGTAGAAGCTTCTATAAAATTTATAGCTTTATCTATCGTAATTTTTGCTCTTATGACTTACGGTGTTAATATTGCAAAACCTACTAACTGGGTAGAAGTCCGCAATTTCGACAAATTAGTTAGTGCTTTGAAAAAAGTTAAATAAGTTTCATTTATATTTAGTTAAATCTAAATATAAATCATATGGAACCCCAAGATTATAATCCAATGAACCCCTCACAAGATACTAAACAAAAATATCAATGGTGTATTCACAGTGTTTCGCGTTCTTCTCAACACTTTAAAACTCTTACTGATGATAAATGGAGCGTAGCCGGTTTTATACCTACCACTGTCTCCGTTGATAATAACGAAAAGCCAAAATCTAACAATTTGCTTTTTTATTGGAGAAAACCTAATTCTAACTATAACACTCACAACCATTCATCTTTTAAACCTATTATACATACCAATGATCTCGCCCTCGGTTTTAATTTTAATTTTTCACCTAAAAATAAAATAACTCCCATAAGTAAATGCAGCACTCCCGCCCTTGAAGTTGAAGAAGAAGAAGGTTTAACTAGTGAAAATCAAGAAATGGCCCCCCTTGAACTTAGACCCACTTCTCCTTTATGTAGCATAATTTCCAATACAAATAGCGACAATGATATAGATATTCCTTACTGGAACAACCAAAATTATTCCACTTCTCCCGCTTCTTTTTTTGATACTCAAAATAACTTTGTTTCACACGATAAAAAATGGAGATAATTTTTCTCTTTTTATATAAATGCTACCTAGTTTACAATCTATCAATCCTTTCAATATTCCTTTACATGGAAAACAACAAATGTTTAAAGAATTCTTTCTACTATTTCTTATTCTTTTTGGAATAGATTTCTTCTTTATTAAATATTTTCTTGGACCTATTTTTGCTGATAATATTAAAAATATTCAAGGTTCTCCTATGACTGTTAGATATTTGCCTGCTGCTTGGGCTTGGTTCGCTACTGTTTCAACTCTTTATTTCTTTATCATTTTAGATAATAAATCACCCGCTCAAGCTGCTTTACTTGGTTTTCTTGTTTATAGCGTTTTTGATGGCACCAATGCTGCTATTTTAAAAAAATATAGTTTCAAAACTTTTACCATTGATATTCTTTGGGGAACTACCCTTTTCTTCATCACTACACTCATATTTAATTATATTAAACCTTTTATTCAATCACAATAAATAATTATTCATATACTATACTATGAATAATTACAATTCTATCAGACACTATCATCAACGTCTTTTATTTTACCCTATTAAACCTTTTATTATTTTTATTTCTAGAACTAAAAATACTATTTTAGCTGCCATTTCTTTCATTTTATTTTTCTTTTATACTTTATTCCTTTTTGCTATTTTATCATTCTACCATTGTGGTTATTCCTTACAAAACAACTACCATCATTTTTCTTTACGCAACAAATTTACTGATACTCATACTATCTATTCTATTCCTGCTTATTATAATAATAAGATTATTATTGTTAATCCTGATAATTCTATGCAACTTGGTCTCCCTTCTTCTTATGATTTGAAAAAAGTTCGCAAATAGTTTCGCATCTTGAAACATTATCCCAAGCATACCAATAACACCAATTACAAGCCTCTTTACAATAATAATTCTTTGATTCACACCACTCTTTATCTCTATAATTTAAATATTTACAGTCTGATTCTTTTTTTAATTGTTTTTTACAAGATATACAATTTTCTTTTACTGATAATTCTGGAATATACATTATATTTATATAATTATATTTCGTATTCTTTTTATGTATTTTATATTATTATTATTCCCCCCATCTACCCATCAATTGTGTCATATGTTTATTCCCTTTCATTACATACCAACTTTTCCTATTTACATCCCATCTCCCCCCTAATTTTTTTACATCCTCTTTATCTCCATATGCCACTTTTAAATATACTCTTTTCCCTTTCTCACTTTCTTCTTTCTTTTTCCAATCTACCCCTATCGCCTCATTCGCTAATCTATCCGCATTATCATTCCCTATACTATGTATATCTTGTCCTCCTGTATGTGCTCTTATATGTATAAACTCCAAGTTTTCTTTCGTATAATCTTTACAAAACAGATATGCTGTCTTTACTAATTCCGCATTCGGTAATGGTGACCTCGGTTTATTCGGATTTCTCCAACCCTTATTATAACACTTCTCTCCATATGTAGTACAACATCTTATCGCATATTTTGAATCACTATATATTTTTACATTCACTCCCTCCACTATCTCCCCTTTCAATATTGTCAACGCTCTTATTATTGCCAAAAGTTCAGCCACATTATTTGTCTGTGGACCTTTATAGCTTTCACTTACATTTCTTTTATCTCCTTCTCCAAAATATACTCCATATCCCGCCCTCGCATCCCTCTTCCCATTATTTACACACGCTCCATCCGTATATACCACTATTTCCTCTTTTATCACTTTCCTTTTTATTTTTACACCCGATTTCTTTTTTGTCACAAATTTATCCATTAATATTAATTATATATATATTAATATCAATTCCATTTTATATAAATTCTTTTATATATTCTATTATATCTTCCGGTATTTCAACCTTATTATTTACTACTATATCCAAATATAGTTTCTCTCTCATCTCTATCTTTTCATCTATATGACTTTCTAATTCATCCGATATATCTATTATAGAAAGGGTTGGACCCCAATTATCCGTACATAATAATGATTTACAACATGCACAATGATATTTACCCCATTTTTTCCTCCAATTTTCTATTGACCCTTCTGTTATTTTAAAAAAATCCTCATGTAATAATTTCCATTTCTTTAAATCTATACTTATTTCCGCTTTTGGTGGCGAAAATGGATATTCACTTGTTAGTTTTAATTTAAAAAATATTACATTTCTCAATACTCTTCTATATATACTTACTATCACTTCTCTCTTTTCACTATCATGTACTATATGTGCATGACCTTTCAAACTCGTTTTTTTATTCCATTTCAATTCTTCATTTCGCATTCGTCTAGATAACATAATATTAAACTATCTTTATTATTATATTTAAATCATTTTTTATTACAATTTCCAAAAATGACCTCTATTTGAAGCAAATTTTAAAGTTTTTTTCGCTTTCTCATTTTTATAATCCATCTCCACATTTAAATATAAATGTTTTATATTTACTTCAAATACCTCCGATATTAATAATAAAAATGAATCACAACTAGAACATAAATGACCTCCATTTATCTTTGTCTTATCGTAATTTTTTACTGCTTCATAATGCTCCCCTTTTTCTTTTTCCGATATTTTATTACCATTCCACTTCACATTCTCTACCTTTATATTCTTGGTTTTTAAAACATCTATCAACTGTTGCTTGTTTAACATTGTATTACATCCTATTGTATTGTAATCGCTATGTTCCAAGGCTTGTATTATTCCATCCCAAAAGCATGTCATGCTCTTGTACTTTCTCCTAATATATATTTTTTTACCAAAAAATTTATTTTTTATCTACAACTTTGGTATGTAAATTATATGATAATGTTTTATTGTTTTTACTGAACGAAACAATAATTTATTTTCCCATATTTTTAATATTTCCGTCCTACTATATTTATCGTCTTGTTTTACTTGTAATTTTATTCTTTCTTCATCCCATTTATCCTCATATTTTGGATTTATCCAAATACAATCATGTTTTATTCCTTTGTATCCAAAATTTTTAAAATTATATGAAAACCCGCATTTTCTTATTACATACTGATCAAACTTTCCAAATATATTTTTTTCTAATAATTTTAATGTTGACCCATATAATTCTTTACCTAATTTCTTATGAACTCTATAACTATATATTACATACAATTCCCTCTTTACATCTATCGTTTCTGAACCAAGATTTTCCATTTTTATTATATAAATTAAATTAATTATTTTTATATTCAATTTATACCAAATTTAAATCCGCCACTATTGGCTTCTCCATTTTATTTCTTGGACTTCTTTTTCTTAATTCTATATCTTCTAATTTCAAACCATCCATTAATTCCGGTGTTGCTGTCGCATCTCTTCTCTCCTTTGCACCATTTTCTTCTAACCACTCTTCCCTCTTTCTATGATCTTTATCTATCACATTAAATGATTGTAGTTCCGTCATATAAGCACTCAAAGCCATATTGTTCGCTCTCGAATCTCTCGATATAAATACTGAATTATACAATTTCATCAATATTAAGATTACAAAACTCGCATATGCTGTTACTGTTGGAGAACCCGTACTATGCATATATATTGATATTGTTGATATTAATAAATTTAATATATATATAACTACTGTCGCTTGCGAACTATAGTAATACATATCATTTATATTATGCAATGATTTCTCTATTGCTGGTTCATTTTTTAATACCAATGGTAAATTATTATCCCCATAGTTATCATCTATATCCAAGTATTCTACACACCAATTCTCCCTTTTTAACTCTATTAAATAACATATTCCAAAACTTGTCGTTGATATAAAATTCATTACTAATGCCGACCTATGTAAAGCATCTTCTTTATTTAAATTTTCTGTTATACTACATACACCATCATCACATAATTGTGGCACAAACAATACCAACATTGAACCCATAGCAACCTTATAACTCTGCAACAAAAATATTAATAATACTTTTATACGTTCTTTCGTATCAACATCCAACTTCATTATAATATTTCTTTAGATTTTATCTCCTTAATGTATCCGTATAATCACATACTAAAAATAAAAATTTCCTTGTTTTATTCGTCTTATTTTCCCCTCCATTATGATATGTTATATCTCTATGTATTGTTATATCTCCCTCTACTAATTCGTATTGTTCCCTCCCCTTTTCAAATACTGCCTTTTTCTCTCCCTTCATATCCTTATAATATCCTATATTCCCCATCTTATTTTTATTTACATCACTTTTTGTTCTATATTTATTTATTATTCTCTCATCATAAAATACCGTTGGACCCATTTCTTTACTCGTACTTTCTAATGGTATTGTTATAAATATCCTATTCATTCCTTCCGGTGAATCTTGATGAACTTCTTGTGCTGGACTTCCTTCATATATTTCCATATATGTCATACCTATTACTCTCCAATACTCTATTCTTATCAAATAAAATATCATACTTAACTCTTCTTCTAACGGTTTTATAATTTCTCCATATACCTCTCCTAAGATTTCCTCTTTTTTATTTTTATAACTTTCTGGCGCATCTGTATTCAATGTATGCTCCATTATTAACATTGAATACAGATTATATGCCTTCCTTTTCTTATTTGTTATATATGGATTATTACCATCCACAAATTCATGTTTTTCTAACATTTTATTTAGCCTTTCTCTCAACTCTTTTACTGTTTCTTTTTCTAATATACTTTTAACTATCGTATATTTCTTTTCCCAAAAATCTTTATTATATTCACGCCTTTTTGATTTCTTCATTATATTATTTATTGTTTTTATTTTAAACTTATTTAAATACAAGTCTATTCTTTTTATTATAATGTCTGCCGTCGCTGAAAATGAACTTACTCCTACTTTCGTTTATTGGGGTCTTGCTGCTAGAGCACAAGAATCAATGCTTATGTTAGATGCCGCCAAAATTAATTATGTTTGGGATAAAGATACTGCAAATAAATGGAAATCCGAAACCGAATCCCCAAAAGAAAATATGCCTTTTGGACAACTACCTGTCCTCCGACATAATGGTATGCAAATCGCACAATCTGGCACCATTGCTAGGTATTGTGCCGCTCTTTCTAGTTTGCTTTCCGACAAAATTGAAGAACAAGTTCTATCTGATATGCTACACGAACATTGTAATGATATTTTTACTTGCTTCGCCAAAGCAAAATATGCTGGCGATGATTTCGCTCAAAAAGTCGCTTGGGAAAGAGTTAAGGGTAAAGACCTCCCTGAAAAACTTAAATGGCTTGTTAAACTTTTAGGCGATAAAACTTTCTTCTCTGGTGATAAAGTTCAAGCTGGTGATATTTCTGTTTTTAGTATTCTTAATATTGCTTTTAAAGCTGGACTTGATAATTGCTTAGATGATTTCCCTACTCTTCTTTCACATTATAATGCTGTTAGTCGTGTTGGTAATATTTCAAAATATATTGAAGCCAATTACCCACCTTACATTGTTGTGCCGAAATAATAATATTATATAGTCTTTTTTATATATAACATTATGCCTAGAAAATCACATAAATCCCCGCACAATAGAGGCTCTAACGTTCATGGAAAATTTAATAATTCAAAAATCAAACGACGAGCCGCTGCTAAAGTTAAAAAAGGCCGATCAGATTATCAATTCAAAAAAACTGAAAAACAAGAAGCACTTCAAATAAAACTTGCTAAATACTTTCAACGTAAACAAGATGGCACCAATGCCGTCAGTATTGGTAAAGCAAAAGCATTGTATAGTAAATCTCTATCTGCTTTTAATCAAAAAAATTATGGACGCGCCTTATACATGCTCCTCCTTTCTTCTGCTGTTCTTGCTACTTATGTTCCTAATGCTGTCCCTGGAACTACTGGTTTCGAAGGTAAATCTGTTGACGATACTATCGGTTATTTGGAATACAATTATGATGTCGCTACTAATGTTAGTGATTATGAATGGCAAAACGACCCCAAAGTCCGAACTGAAATTGATAAAATAAAAGCAGAGCGTGAAAAGGTTGCCGCCCAACAAGATGATAAAAGAAGACTTGTCCCTACAAAAGAAGAGCTATTTAAAACATTAGAAAAATCTAATAAAGATGATAAAAAAGACGAAGGCGGTATGTGTAAGGAGTTCCCTTGTCAAATTCAAGGTGGCGGGGCAAATACTCGTTGGGGGGATTCTACATTCAAATGGGTCAAGGGAACTAACGATGTTACTATCGAACACCTTCTCGATGACATTGCTTCTGGTAAACCATCCCCTTTATCTAATTTTAAAGTTACTAATGGTGGTGCTAAAAAGAAAAAGAAAGAAGAAGAACAACCTTTACTTAGCAAAGAAGAAGAAGCTGCTGTTTCTGCTGCTGTTAAATCACCTTTCTTAACTAGAAAAAAAGCTTCTGGTGACAAATTTGCAAAAAATCCCCCTATGTGGGCTCGTAATTATTTATATGGAAGACAATTTGATGGCGGTGAAGACCCTGGAGACAAAGTTTGGATTGTTCCTAGTAAATTCATTGACCCCGCTAACCCTTACAAGCCTATTAACAAATTATTTAATTTACTTAAAAAACCCGGTGTTATGAGAGGACTTTTCA